GTTTATCGTCGTCATACTAACTTCTCTATTGAGTCAATTCAACAAACCTTTAATGGAAATGCTACCTTAGGTCAGCGTGTAACTTGCCAAATCTCCCGTAATGGTGATTTAGTTCATAAGTTATACTTACAAGCTAAAGTGAAAGCAGGAACTAATAGTGTTAAAAAGGTTGGACATAAACTCATTGAACAAGTAGAAGTTGAAATTGGTGGTCAAATGATTGATCGTCAATATGGTGAATGGATGAATATCTGGAATGAACTTACACTTCCTAAAGGTAAAGAAACTGGTTTTAAAACAATGGTTAATTATAATGGTGGTGATACAAATGTAAACACAGTATATGTTCCTCTTGAGTTCTGGTTTTGCCGTAATATTGGTTTAGCATTACCATTAATTGCTTTACAATATCACGAAGTTAAAATCAATCTTACATTAGGTTCAAAAACAGCACTTGGTGACGGTGCAACTGTTTCAAATGTAGAATTATGGGCTGATTATATCTTCTTAGATACTGACGAACGTCGTCGTTTTGCCCAATTATCCCATGAATACCTTATTGAACAAGTTCAATTTACTGGTGGTGAATCAATTGCAGCAGGTGCTACAACAACAAAATCCAAACTTTCATTTAATCACCCTGTTAAAGAATTAGTATGGGTTAATAGAGAAGCTACTGATACTGATTTCAGTAATTTACCAACTACAGATTTCCAACTTCAACTTAACGGTAATGATCGTTTTGCTAAGCGTGATGCCAAATATTTCACACACGTTCAACCTTATCAACACCACGAAAATATTCCTGATGGAACAAATATCCACGTATATTCTTTTGCATTAAAACCGGAAGAACACCAACCATCTGGAACTCTTAATATGTCTCGTATTGATACAGCAACTGCTATTGTCGGAACTGCTTCTGGTTCTGCTGCAGGAACTCTTAATATGTATGCTGTGAATTACAATGTGCTTCGTATTCTTAGTGGAATGGGTGGTCTTGCTTATTCTAACTAAATATATTAACAAATTATTTTTTTTCTGTATTAATAATAAATACAAAATGGGTGGAGGTCTTCTTCAACTTGTAGCTTATGGTGCTCAAGATGTCTATCTTACTGGCAACCCTCAGATCACTTTCTTCAAAGTAGTTTATCGTCGTCATACTAACTTCTCTATTGAATCTATACAACAAACCTTTAACGGAAATGCTCAAGAAGGCAACCGTGTAACCTGTCAAATCTCCCGTAATGGTGATTTAGTTCATAAACTATATGTAGTTTTTGATACAGTAGAAGCTACTAAAACAGATGCTCGTAAATGCATTAAAAAAGTAGAAGTTGAAATTGGTGGTCAATTAATTGATCGTCAGTATGGCGATTGGATGACAATCTGGAATGAACTTACTTTACCTGCAGGAAAGAAAGATGGTTATGATGCAATGATAGATGGAACCGCAGCTACAGGTGATAATAAAGCATATGTTCCACTTGAATTCTGGTTCTGCCGTAATATTGGTTTAGCATTACCACTAATTGCTTTACAATATCACGAAGTTAAAATTAACATTGAGTTTGAAAGTTCTCCTACTTTCTCTGATGCCACCTTATGGGCTGATTACATCTTCTTGGATACTGACGAACGTCGTCGTTTTGCTCAATTATCTCACGAATACCTAATAGAACAAGTGCAATTCACTGGTAGTGAAAGTTTAAGTGATACTGATACTTCTCTTAGTGCCAAACTTTCATTTAATCATCCGGTTAAAGAACTTATATGGCAACGTAAAGCTGGATCAAATTATAAATCAACTGGTACAGCAAAACTTATGCTTAACGGTAATGATCGTTTTGCTGAACGCGATGCTATGTATTTTACTCACGTTCAACCCTATCAACATCATACCAATATCCCAGCACAAGCTCAATGGATCAGTGTATATTCTTTCGGATTAAAACCCGAAGAACATCAACCATCAGGAACTCTTAATATGTCTCGTATCGATACTGCACAACTTAAACTTACATTTGATGCAGGAGCTGCAGGAGATGTCAAAATCTACGCTCATTCCTATAACGTTCTCCGTATCCTCAGCGGTATGGGTGGTCTTGCGTATTCTAACTAAACTTAAACTTAAACTTACATCTAAAATTATTTTTATTTATAATATAAATCTAAAATTATTTTCTTAGCTTATATTAAAAATGGGTGGAGGTCTTCTTCAACTTGTAGCTTATGGTGCCCAAGATGTCTATCTTACCGGCAACCCTCAGATTACTTTCTTTAAAGTAGTTTATCGTCGTCATACTAACTTCTCTATTGAGTCTATACAACAAACTTTTAACGGAACTCCAGATAAAGGAAAACGTGTAACTTGCCAAATCTCCCGTAATGGTGATTTAGTTCATAAATTATATGTTGTATTTACAAATCCGGATGGTGGTACATTAACTGATGCTCGTAAATGTATCAGCAAAGTAGAAGTAGAAATTGGTGGTCAATTAATTGATCGTCAATATGGTGATTGGATGGAAATCTGGAATGAACTTACTTTACCTGCCGGAAAAGTAACAGGTTATAATAAAATGATGGAAGCACATTCTAATCTTGTAACCAAAGCATATGTTCCTCTTGAATTCTGGTTCTGCCGTAATATTGGTTTAGCATTACCATTAATTGCTTTACAATATCACGAAGTTAAAATCAATATTGAATTTGATGGGACTGAAGCGTTTGGAGATGCCACCTTATGGGCTGATTACATCTTCTTAGATACTGATGAACGTCGTCGTTTTGCTCAATTATCTCACGAATACCTTATAGAACAAGTGCAATTCACTGGAGGTGAAACAATCAATAGCTCTAATCTCTCTGCTAAATTATCTTTCAACCATCCGGTTAAAGAATTAATATGGCAAGGAAAAGATGGAGCAAATATTATAAAATTAGGAAAAACTAAGCTTATGCTTAACGGTAATGATCGTTTTGCGGAACGTGATACTAAATATTTTACTCACGTTCAACCATATCAACATCATACAAATATTCCACATAGCGATTGTAATATCAATGTATATTCTTTCGCATTAAAACCGGAAGAACATCAACCATCGGGAACTCTTAATATGTCTCGCATTGATACTGCTCAACTTAAGATATCTGATATTTCACAAGGAACAGGTGAGGTCAAAATCTACGCTCACTCCTACAACGTCCTCCGTATCCTCAGTGGTATGGGTGGTCTTGCGTATTCTAACTAAATTATTACTTACTTCTTTTTATTTACCATATTAGGATATCCTAATACGGCATTAACACCTAAAAACATTGAAATAATTGAACTAGTTAAAGCAGATTGAAAAATAAAAGTTATTAAAGTTCATAAACTTAGACGACAACCTATTTAAATTTTTAACAATATGTGAAGGATTACCAGTTATAACTGAATAACATATCATAAAACTAGATATAAGTAAAGCATTTTCAATACCATTAATAAACATTTGTTCGATATTAGATTGTTTAACAATAAGTATATTTTCATTATCATACCATGGTTTATAAGGTATTACAAAACAAATATTCGGTTTTTTAACAAAAACCGAATTAAAAAACATTATTCTAATTTAACTTTATATTCGTTAGTATTTTTAATATATACTACATCATCATTTTTTATAGGTGCATCATCTATATACTTACCATCTTCAGTTCTAAGTTTAGTATATTTATCATTGTATAAAGTCCAAGTATCATATTCATTTTTATATAAAACAAGTGTAGGTTTATTTTCAGTAGATTCTAATTTACCGACAATAAACTTTTTCATCATATCTTTCATTAAGGCAGTTTCATCACCACGATATTTAATCATATAATACACCTGTTTGATATTGTATTTTTTTATTAAAAATAAATAAATAGTAATACCAACAACTGTTAAAATAACTATTGCAAAAAATATAAGAAATATAATACCCCACGACATTTTACTAAATAAATATATTATTTTATATTAAATGGGTGGAGGTCTTCTACAACTAGTAGCATATGGTGCTCAAGATGTCTATCTTACCGGAAATCCTCAGATTACTTTCTTTAAAGTAGTTTATCGTCGTCATACTAATTTTTCAATAGAATCTATACAACAAACTTTTAACGGAAATGCTACCTTAGGTAATCGTGTAACATGTCAAATCTCCCGTAATGGTGATTTAGTTCATAAATTATATTTACAAATAAAAGCAGTAGCAGGATCAAGTGCAATATATCTTCAACCTTTCTATGGTTATAGAATGATAAAACATACAGAACTTGAAATAGGAGGACAACGTATTGATAAACAATATGGTGAATGGATGTATATTTGGAATGAACTTACTATGGATCAAGGTAAAAAAGAAGGATATTATGAAATGGTTGGTGGTAATTCTGCAAATAAATCAGTTGAATTAAAAGACGAAATAATAGATTTATATATTCCTCTTGAATTTTGGTTTTGTCGTAATGTTGGTTTAGCATTACCGCTAATAGCTCTTCAATACCATGAAGTTAAAGTTAATATAGAGTTTAATTCAATGAAAAATATCAGAGCAACAAACAAAAATGATGAACTTGCTTCAAATAACAGCTGTAACGTACAAGCTTCACAAGAAGAATTCACATCATTTAGTGCTACATTATGGGCTGATTACATCTTTTTAGATACAGACGAACGTAAAAGGTTTGCTCAATTATCTCACGAATATCTTATAGAACAATTACAATTTACAGGAACAGAAAGTATAACAGCAAATACAGTAAAAGCATCACGTTTAAGTTTCAATCACCCTTGTAAAGAACTTATATGGGCAGTAAGACCTGAACCAACTACAGAGGGTTCTAATATCAACTGGAATAACTTTACAAATGCTGAAAACAATAATAATATTAGTACTAATCTAATAACAACAGCTAAACTGCAATTAAACGGAAATGATCGTTTTGCAGAAAGGGATGGAAAGTATTTTTCGTTAGTTCAACCTTATCAACATCACAATAATATACCAGTTAATCAAGGTATTAATGTATATTCATTTGCATTAAAACCTGAAGAACATCAACCATCAGGAACATTAAATATGTCGAGGATTGATACAGCACAATTACAAGTTAGAAGTAGTAAAGCAGGTGAATTATTTGTATATGCTGTAAATTACAATGTTTTACGTATATTAAGTGGAATGGGTGGATTAGCGTATTCTAACTAAAAACATAAAAATAATATTAAAACTTATATAGCAAAATTGAACTCTTGTTCATTGCCATTACATTCTGTTTCAACAACATTAACCCTATAACATTCTCCATCAAAATCGGAATAAAGATTATTGGAAAAAGGTGTAGGTGTTTTAACTATTTTTTCTTTGGTATTATTTGTAACAACAATGTAAATAATTCCAATAATAAATGCTAAAATAAAAGGTATAAATTGAAATTCAAAACTTGTATTAATCTTCATTTAATTCTTTTAACTCAAAATAATTTTTATAAGTATAAATATCAAATTCAGGTTTTTTAAAAGGATATGTTGTAAATAAATTAATTCTTTCAATATAATCGTTGGTATCAGAAGATTGTCTTAAATATTCTACATATTGTTCTTCATAGTCTTTACGTTTAGATGATATATGTGTAATATATTTATCACGAAGATCAACTAACATATTTAATTCTGCTTGTTTATTAGTATTAAACGCCATACAATGTTTTTTAAATTCAATAGGGGTAGATGTAAATAGTTTATACATTTTTATTCTCTATATTTATAATTTTCTCGAAAGAACTTTTAAATTGATTATCAATTGATTCAGTTCCATTCATTTTTCCTTCATATGTGTGTAAAGGAACGTATTTGGTTATTGTTTGTTGTTTTTTAACATTACTAATTTTATTTTCATAATAACCTTGAACAATAACTAATATACCAATAAATACTAATAATAAAATAACATTTTTCATATTTTCTTATTATAGATAAATATTATTTAATCTACATTAGTCATATCAATAGTTTCAACATCATTAAAAGGATCTTTAGAGGATGTAGTAACTACTTCTTCTTCATCATCATTAATATCCATACCAAGCATAACAACATTAAGAACTTTTTTAGAAAAATCAACAGGTTTGATAATTTGATAACCGGAATACAATAAAGCGCTATTGATAACAAGATCAAGAAGATCTCTTAATGAATTATATTCTTCAGTATCATTAATATTCTTAATTTTCTTAATAATAGGATGTAGAGGATTAATTTCCAATACTCTTTTATTTAGCATTACATTAGCATTATCAGTTTGTCCTAATGTTTGCGATTTAATGATCTTTTCCATATTAGCCGAGAAACCATTTTCAGGTGAAGATACTATACAAGGTAATTCAGCTACTTTATTAGTAATTTTGACATCGCTAAAGTTGGTATAAAGACGTTTAATATAATCACAAAGTGATTTATATTCTTCTTTTTGTTTTTTAATAAGTTCTTTATCAACATCAGTTGTATTAGGTAATTCAATATCACCTTTGGTGATACAGGTTAAGGTGCATTCTTTGTATTGCATAAGTCGCTGACACATATATTCATCAACTGGATCAGTCATAAATAGAACATCTAACCCATTTTTCTTAAACCGATCTAAAAATGGAGATGTTTTAAGTATATCCATATTATCACCTGCAATGTAATAAATATGTTTTTGATTTTCATTAATAGATGTAATATAATCGTCAAATGTTATCATCTTATCGGGTGAATTAGCAGAATAAAACATTAAAAGATCTGCAACTCTTTCACGATCACCGGTTTCTTCATAAACTCCAAGTTTAATATTTTTTTGATAAGTATTATAGATTTTAAGATAATTATCCATATCATCCATAGCAGATTTTAACATATCAATGCTTTTCTTAACAACTGCTTTTTTAATAACTTTAATAACCTTATTATCCTGTAATATTTCGCGTGATACATTAAGAGGTAGATCATCAGTATCAACAACACCAGAAATAAAATGAAGCCATTCCGGACATAAAACCACACTATTATCGCTAACAAATACTTTACGAACATATAATTTAATATTATTTTGTTTTACACCTCTTTCAAATACATTATTCTTAATTTTTTTAGGTAAATACAAAATACCTTTATATTCTATTTGTCCTTCACCACTAATATGTTTATAAGTATACGGTTTTTCATTATCATTTGTTAAAGATTTATAAAAACCATAATAATCTTCTTCTTTTAATTCACTGTTTGATCTAGTCCAAATAGGTTTATGTTCATTTATTAGTTGAAATTCTTTAATTGTTTCAGTAATTTTTTTCATTTTCTTAGGTTTTTCTTCAACGTCTTCAATAGTAACATTATCTAAATTAGATGAATCAATATTAGAAGTTCCATCAGTAACAGTTACATCTTCTTCTAATAAAGCTTCTTCGTCTTCAACTTCTTTAGTTTCCTCTCGTTTAATTAAGATTTTTATGGAATAATTAATATATTGAGAATGTTCTTTTACAATGGATTTTAATTTATTAACATCAGTATATTTGTCTACCGCTTCGTCGCTTAATAAGCATTTAATAATAGTTCCTTGTGTAAGATTATAATCAGGATGGATATGATCTTTAATGTTATCTTCAGTAAGTTCTTCAATAACATATTGACCTCCAGCATCTGATGTCCATTTAAAATATCCAGAATCTGCTTTTTTAGTTATAATAGAAACTTGTTTAGATACTAAAAAAGCAGAATAAAAACCAACCCCAAATTGACCAATTAAGTTGCTATCTTTAACTTTTTCCATAAATGCTTTAGTTCCAGAATTAGCGATTGTTCCTATATTTTTAATAAGTTCTTCTTTATTCATACCTACTCCCGTATCAATAATATGTAATTCT